GATATACCAAAGTTAAGAACTCCCCCGAACGGGGAGTTCTTAACTTTGGTATGAGCGGTTAAGGTCATAGGATATAAGTTAAGAACCCCCCATTTGGGGGTTCTTAACTTATGTTCATGACGTTACGGCCCTTGGGCTGTAGATCTCGGGCTATCTATGAAGCCCCCCGCGGCAAGTCCCCAAGCCCCAACTTCTGTTTAACAAGGAGAACCATGGCGCTAATGAGTGAGTCCATCGCCATCGCAATCTTCCTCATACTCCTTTTCGGATCGGCGACCGTCTACCTCTACAGTCGCATCACCTACAACGAGAAGCGCCTCGGCATGATGGAGAGCCTCCTCGTGGATATCAAGATGATGATCGAGAGCTCAGAGGAAGAGAGAGCTCCGGTAATGCCAGTGGCTTCCGTGTATTCCTATCCGGCAAAGGAGGTCCGGTCTGGCCAGGCCGTCAGCATGGAGGAGATGGATACCTTTGAGAACCGCGAGGACGAGAGCATGTATGCGGCGGTCCTCGAGCAGACGGATGCCTCCGGTAACACCGAGGGCCTTGATGCCGAGGTTCTCGAGGAGGCCGAGGCCGAGGCCGAGCCTATCGCGAGCAAGGTCCGGGCCAACTACGACGGTCTGACTCGCGCCGAGCTCGCCGCCCTGGCCGAGCAGCGCAGCATCCGGGTCACGAAGCGCGCCGGCCGTGGAGAGATCATCTCAGCCCTGCGCAAGGCGGACGAGTCTAATAATAGCACGGCAGCAACAGGAAAGGAGGATGCTCCAGGAGCTCTATTTCCAGCTGATGGCCCTCTTGGGGGCGATCTCTCTCTGGATTCGGGAAACGCTGGCGCTGAGCTCGATGCCTAATGTGCTTCTACAACAGAAGGTATGGACTCTAAACTTTTTAGATTACCTACGAAGCCTAACTACTACGCCTCCATCGCAACCTCTCCCCCCTTCGACTCCAAAGCCAAGTTCTCTCAGCTACCCACCGCTGACAGCCGATTTCCTGGCTACGCGGCCCCGATGTCGGATGGTCGTCTGGTGACGGATTATCTTCCGGAGTGCTCGAAGAATGTCCCGGCTGGACGCCAGTTTGCCACGAAGGAGTGGATGACCAAGAACGCCGTGGAGATCATTCGGATCGGCCGCGAAAGATACGCGCAGCAGAGTGGTGCCAGTTTCGCTAACGCTGATACCATTCCTCCTCCGGCGTTCGTCGTGGAGTGCACGAGCTCGGACTGCTCTCGGAGACCTACTAGAAAGGTCGGGGGGATCGGCACTGAGAGAGATGCCGGCCCTCTCCCCTATCTCTTTGGAACCTGGGAGCCGAACATGGTTGGCGTCGCACCGAAGGCGGCCATCCCTACGGGCCGCCCAGAGGGTGGTCGCAACAGTTTGCGGGGTTAAGAAGCCCGTCTTTAATATATCAGATGCCAGAACCCATTAAGGTCCTCGCCTTCGATATTGGTATCCGCAACCTCGCCTGGTGTCTTCTAGAGAAGGATGTCTCGGGGACGCCGACCATTCTCGGCTGGGAGAATCACGATCTTCTGGCGGCCAACGCAGCTCCGAGCAACAAGTCCGTCTGTCGAATCTGCAATAGGAACGCGGCCTTCACTACCTCGGCCGGCGCCACCTGCAACCGCCACTGCCCTCCCGACCAACCGCCTTTCAAGGACCTCTCCGGAAACGTGCAGAAGACCGCCTCTCTCCCCGTCCTCCGGGCCGTCGCCGCGGCGGCGGCCATCGGCGGCAAGAAGACACGCGTCGCTCTCTTGGCCGCTCTGGCCCCCTTCTATTCCTTTCCGATCGAGAAGATCAAGGTCAAAAAGGCCGTCGACACCGATATGGCCATTCTTCATGACGCTATTCGTGTCTTTGTCCAGGCAAATCTGCCATTGTTCAAACAGGCCACCCATATTCTTCTCGAGAATCAGCCCGTTCTCAAGAATCCGACGATGAAGACGGTGCAGGTGCTCCTATATGCGACCCTGCGTGACCATTTGCAGCCGGCGCCCCCTCTAAAGCTCGTGCACGCGGGAAAGAAGATTGTCGGAGAGGCCACGGGTGATGCGGGATACAAGGATCGGAAGGATGCGGCGGAGGCGAAGGTGGTCAGCCTATTGGGCGGAAAGATCACGGATTCGGCCACGCACCTAGCCTTCTTTAAGGCCGCGGTTAAGAAGTCTGATCTGGCGGATGCTCTTTGTATGTGCTGGGGCTTTGCCAACCCAGCCTAGCCAACCCAGCCTAAGAGTTTGCCGCTATATTATAATAAACTGGAGCCATTGCTCAAAAGGTTCAAGGCACTTTGAATGCATTCTTTAAGGTGCCCGGGCCTCCTATTGCCACGCAAGCTGTCCGCGTGAAACAGCCGTCTAAAAAGAACGAATCAAATCGAAGAAGGATGAGTGTGACCATTCACGAAATGGAGTCTGTTGCCCAGGGCCTTGGCCCGATTGATGTGACTCTCGATAGTGGACTCGGAAACGTGATCGACTTCAACGACGCGGGCGACAGCCTCGGCCTCGGTATGCTGGCCAACCCTGGTCGCCAGCGCCAGAACCCAGTATCTTCCTACATTCTTCCTTCTGCTCCCCCGGCACCGACTCCGGCACTCGCCGAGGTCAGCATCGGCGAAATCAATACCCTCGAGCCCATTACACTGAATCTCGAGTCCTTTTCGGCCCCCGTGGCCATCGAGTTCAAAAAGGCCGAGGACGATCGGGCCCCGTCCATCTTCTCCAACTCGCAGACGGCTACTGGCCCTGGCATCTCTCTGGCCTCCGCCCCGCCCCGCATGGATCCCGAGCAGGAGAAGAAGGAGAAGGTAGATCATCTGAACAAACTCCAGCGGCTCGAGCAGAAGGGGTTCGCCGTCTCGAAGCGCTTCACGATGGACAATACTCTCGATGAGATGAAGCAGGAGTATCTCCGCCTGGTCGACTCCCGGAACCTGGAGGCCTCGCTCCGCTTCCAGCGCCAGGCTCTGATGTCGGTTGTTACGGGTGTCCAGTATCTCAATGGCCGCTTCGACCCCTTCGATCTCAAGCTCGACGGCTGGTCGGAGTCCGTCCACGAGAATGTCGAGGACTTCGATGAGATCTTCGAGGAGCTCTACGACAAGTATAAGGAGCGCGGCAAGATGCCTCCGGAGGCGCGCCTCGTCATGGCTCTAGCCGGCTCGGGCTTCATGTGCCACGTGAGCAATACCTTCCTGCGCTCGCGCATGCCGAGCATGGACGATATCCTCAAGCAGAACCCGGATCTCGCGCGCCAGTTTGCCACGGCGGCGGCGCAGCAGGCTGGTCCGGGCTTCGGGAACTTTATGGGTATGGCCATGGGTGGGGCCTCGGCCCCGGCCCCGGCCCCCGCCCAGGAATCCACGGGCGCCTTCTTTGGTAGCTCGGCTGAGCGCGTGGCGGCCATGGCTCAGGCCCAGACGCAGGCCCAGGCGGCTCGCTTCAATGCCCAGAATGCGGGTGGGCAGCCGGTGGCCCAGGCCCCGCAGTCCATGGCCGCCATGGAGCGCCCTACGGCCCGGCGCGAGATGCGCGGCCCCACGGGCGTCGACGACATTCTCCGCAGCTTTGAGGAGGCGCGCTCGGCCGAGGCGGAGCAGATCAGCCCTTCGGATCTCCAGAGCCTTGTCTCGGAGGATCTCAGCACGACGGAGTCGACGCGTGGACGTCGGCGCCGGCGGGCGGTTGGTAATACGGTGAGCCTGGAGGTGTAACGTGTCGCTTAACGATACTTCGCACCCAGCTCATAGCATCCAGAACTTCTCTTCACGCGCCCCATTGATTTCAGCGAGGCACGGGCAGTAAAACCGACCGGGCGGCCCCGACGCATGGCCGCCTCGGCCTCTCGAGCCCGCTTCAAGGTCTTGAAGGGGCTTTTCGAGACACGGCGTGTAAAAGGGAATGGTGTTGCACGGCAAGTCATTCTATCTATAACTTTAGAGTAATGGCGCAGGTGCGCTGGTATGAGCTCCTATAGACCTGGATCTTTATATTAGCATGCATCCCGGGTCTCCCAACCTTTCCGCTCATTCTTCTCGCGGCCCCAGGGTGTGCCGAAGTCATTCTTAATCCGCACAAGGAGCACTGGCTGAAGAATGTCTATACCGGCAAGTGCTAAAGTTAAGAACGCCCGTAGGGCGCTCTTAACTTAGCCTACTTGCCATAGTAGTGTTGTAGGCCAAGTTAAGAACCCCCTGAAGGGGGGTTCTTAACTTTGGCACAACACGTTATCATCTTTATCCATCTGGCCCCCTTTTTATGGGTGCCATATGACCTTTCGCGAACAGCCTTCATGTTCGCGACAGGAGTCGTAGCAATCTATCTAACCTTTATGACATTCATCGGCAAGAATCCTCTTATATCGTATCATACTCTCCTACCGTGATATACCAAAGTTAAGAACTCCCCCGAACGGGGAGTTCTTAACTTTGGTATGAGCGGTTAAGGTCATAGGATATAAGTTAAGAACCCCCCATTTGGGGGTTCTTAACTTATGTTCATGACGTTACCGGTAACCCGTTAAGTATGAAA